AGTATGCAATTTAGATGTTATACATCATAGGAAACCAGGAAACCGTATTTTATATGCTTTGATAATATTTCCATTATTACGCTAGTTACGGGAAATTTCCACGCGAAATTTTTTTTTTAAAATTTGATAAATTTGATTTTGTATTGGGGAGATCAACATTTATAAATATCATTAAATAATTTTATAAAAGAAACCAAAATACTAATAAATAATTATTTCATTTCCATTTTGCGTAACTAGGAAATTAGTTACGCTTAGTTACATTTTAGTTACGGTAGTTTCCTATATGGTTATAACATACTAAAGCAGTGTATTAATAACATATATTAGTATGCAATTTAGATGTTATACATCATAGGAAACCAGGAAACCGTATTTTATATGCTTTGATAATATTTCCATTATTACGCTAGTTACGGGAAATTTCCACGCGAAATTTTTTTTTTAAAATTTGAAAAACTTTTGGAGAATACCCGGGTGTGAGGTGAGATTTGGTGAACCACAAGTGTCTTTTAAACACGTAAAAATTTAAATATCAAATTCCTTATTTTTGGATTTTTTATTTGTACTGGAAGACACAGGGTTAAATAATTGTTTTGTTTTGTCAGTATCGACAGACTTTACATTATTATCACCTAATAATTTTTCATATTCATTAGGATCATTTTCTTCAGTGGTATTGTCAGAATCAGATTCAGAACCATCATCTTTTTTATCAGTTATACCAATAACCTTATAAGTATCGAAATCACCGTCATTTAATTTTGATAAGTTAACCAACTTGTATTTCAGAGTTTCACAAATGAATTCCTCAATTGTACCATCGCAAAATACAACTTTTTGGATGGCATCTGTTTTTGCTCCAGCTCGATGAATACGTCCAATTGCTTGGATAAAATCTTGTGCACTCCATGTTGGACTGATAATTGATACTCGCTGATGTGAACCCATCAAGTCATGTAATGATATTCCAACAGAACCGGCACGCATATTGAGAATAATTATAGATTTTTTATTTGATTGGAAGTCTTTAATGTTTTGATTTCGTTCTTCGATAGTTTGTTCTCCATGTACCAAACAATCAATTTTAAGTTCATCAGCAATTGTTTTCATTGTTTGATTAAAGTTTACAAATACAACTGATGATTTTCCATCAACTAAATTTTCATTAATTAATTGTAAAAATGTTGGAATTTTTAATAGTTCAATAGCTTGACGTGCTCTAATAATTTTGGGTAAAATATATTGGGCAGATTCGGCTTTTTCTTTAATATTCTGATAAGCATCTTCGATAATTTTATATTGTTCTGCAATTTTATCAGCATTAGTCATTTGATAACATTTGGCTCGAACATCATTTTTGGGAAACATGTCTCCTAAATCTTTAATTCTCATTCTTCCTCCATAAAAAGGGAATAATTTTTTATTGAGTGCGATAGCGATATCATTGTTATAGGATTTGGCTAATTTTTTAATCCAAGGAGAAAAACTATTGGGATTATCATAGAATCCCATGATATAACCAAAATTTTTGAATAATTTAATTTTGTCAGCTAATGTAGCACTTAACATAATAACTTTATTATTAACATTCTTTAAACTTAACAATAATTTTGAATGTAATGTTTTTGAATTTTTGCATCTATGTACTTCATCTAAGATAACAATATGATTTGGATATAAGAGCCATTCATATGATTTTGATTCTTTATTAAATAGAATAAAAGGATAAGCATCTTGATTGTCTCTAGAAAATGAACAATTAATAACTCTCTCATAATTAATAATATTTTCGGGTTCAATTTCAAAAAAAGCACAAACATCTTTCCAATTTTGAATAACACTTTTTGGACAGATAATAATTGGTTTTAATTTAAATTGTTTACATACTGCCAAACTACAATATGTTTTCCCTGTTCCTGTATCAGAAGCATCAATAATTTTGCTAGAATTTTCAAATGAATATATTAAACTTAAACAATGTGGAATTTGGTAGTTTAATAATTTAGAAATAATACTTTGTTCCATTATCAAACTATCATATGAAATAATAATAATAAATATCAATTTTTCATTGATTAGAAAAATAAGTTTAATCTAAATAAAAAATTATGGGTTAAAATAATGGATATAATATATAGAATGTACTTTTTATACAAAATGCATTTAAATAACAAATCTAATACTAAGATTGAATTCCAACCAAAAACAAATATTTTATTTCCACAATTAGATTCAATTAATTTTAAATATGTAAATTTTAGACCAAGAACTTACATTCCATATAATTTTATTGCTTATGATAAATCAAAACTTATTTCAATGTGTTTAGCTTCTAATTATTTGTATGATAAGCCTTCACAATATAAAATGAATCAAAATTTATTTATGAAATCATCTTCTTTAAAACCGTTTTATAAACCATCTGAACCTGATTTTTCTGTTTTAGGATTTGTAGTGGTTGGTGCAGGCATATGTGGAATGATTAATTGGTTAAATAAATAGATTTAATCATATTTAAAATTTTCTTGTACAGGAATAGTCATAACACGAGGTGGTTGTGTTATTGGTTCGGGAGTAATTTGAATGATAACATGCGATAAATCCGCAGGCAATGTAATATTGGAATTAACATAATTATCAAGTAAGACTCTTCCACTAAATGGATATTGATTGGAGGAGTTTGAATCAGATGACCTAATAATACCTGAAAATCCGATAGGTCTAATGGTCCTGCGATTTTTACGGATTTGTTTGAATAACCAACAACAGGAAATAAAAAGGTAAATGGTAAGAAAAGGAATTGCAAATTGTAGTTCTGAATCCATTAAAAACTAGATTAATAATATTTGAATAAAAAAAAATCAATTTTTTTTAGAACCTTTTTTGGTTCCTTTCTTGGTACTTTTTTTGGTTCCTTTTTTAGAACTTTTTTTGGTTGATTTTTTAGAGGGTTTTTTAGAACCTTTCTTAACAGACGATGTTTTAGATTTACCTCCATCCATAATATGGGTGGATTTATTAGGAATAAAAACAGGCATCATTATTTAATGGTACAAAATAATAAAAAAAAATTATAAAATAATATCAAAGTTTATATAATATGAGTGAATATATTTCATCAGCAATTAAAAATACTGAAAAGGTAGTAAATACAATTGATAATAAGTTTAACATTGGTGTTTTTCATTTTGTTAATTTAATTCAATCACAAATAGTTGGATTAATAAAGTTTTTAATCGAGAAAAATATTATTCAGATGGGTATTGGTTTATTACTAGCTGCACAAGTAGGTCATATAACTAAAATGTTACAAGATGTAATTATATCTCCTATTGTAAATAGATTGACTTTTGGTCATGTAAAAAAATTAGAAGATTTAAAACATGAAATGTTTGGCATTGAGTTTAAAACAGGTTCATTATTAGTTACTTTAATAAACTTAATTTTTGTTATTGTTCTTGTTTATTACATTTGGAAATTAACTCAATTAGAAGATTTTAAATTTATTAGTGATTTTTTTGAAGGTTTAAAACCAAAACTCAATAATGAAGAAACTAAAATAAACATTAGCATATTAGGGGCACCAATAATAACATCAGAAGAGCCAATAAATTTACCACCTCCAATACCAAGTAAATAAAATTTAATTATTCGAGAGCTCTTTTAGAATGAAAATAAAATTTTTGGAAAATTTTGTTTGAATTAATATCTGGATAATTTTTTTTAATTTCATCTAAAAACCCAATCATATTTTCAATTTGATTTTTATCACCAATATGTCTTATTGGTAATAATGCAAATACTGTATATTTTATAGGAGCTGTTAGATAATATTTTTTATCTATCCATATTTTTGAAAGCAAGTGAGCTTTAGTAGTATAATCATAAATATTGAGATTATTAACTATTCTGTTAATGTTTCTTGAAAATTGATCCAAAATAATAATATCAGAAATAATTTTATTAGTAGAACAATTTAAATAATCATCAATGTTAAAATTATCAAATGTATCTACCATTTGTTGATAATATTTATCATAAATAATTTGGTCCAAGTTATTTTTTGGTATGAACCACCAACTATGATACTCATCATCGGGGAACCAAAAATTAATTATTGAAAGATTAAAATTCATATTAGATAGATATAAGGTTATAAATTAAAATATTTCAATATTTATTAAAGATAATTAATACAACAAATAGGTATTTTATTTTTATTTAACCAATTAATATATTTACAATAATGGTATATTTTTGATGTACCAATAATAGCATAATTTCCATATTTGTGAAATCCGTTGCTATTACCAAAATCAGAATATTCTCTTGATATCTTTTCAATAATATCATGATAATAACATCCAAATTCTTCCTTAAAAAATTTATCAGCGTTGATTACATTGTATAGACTTTCCATTATTGAAGTAGTTTAAGATAATAAAATTTAAAAAATCAATTTTTCTATATATATATGAATTATGATTTTAATTTAGAATCAATAACAATGTCAAAAGATATTGTAGATGAACAAATCTATAATGATTTTATAGAAAATTTTTTAATAAATTATCAATTTAAATTTAAACCAGAAATTAGTGAATTTGATTTAATAACTTGGGAAGAAAAAAAATATACATTTCATCCTGACCTCAAAACACAAATTTTTTTGGATTACATAAAAATATTTTTGATGGATGAAATGGTTGGAGGTACAAGTAATTATCCAATTGAATATTTAGTTCATATGAATATGATTAATAAGCATAAACAAAAGTTTGTTGATATTGGATTTTTAACTAGTAGTGAAATTAATCAATATATTGAAGTGTGTAAAACAAATTTTATAAATGTATGTTTTTTTTCTGGAATACCTGATTTAAAAGTTAATAATGATACATTAAAAAGTATAATTAAAAATATTGAATTTGCACAAGATGCAAATGAAATTGATGTTAATATTGAAAGTTTAAATAAAGTAATTAGAGCGAATATTAATTTTTGTAAAAATATAAATATCGGTCAAATTATTTTCATTCCATTTAATACAAATAATCACGCCACTATGATAATTGTGCATAAGGAATCTAATGATATTTATAATGTATATAATTTTAATTCAGGTGCAGGAGGTGATTTATTTGGGGAATCAAAAATAGAATTATCAATGATAAGAAATGGTGTTGGATTGTCTAAATTTGTAATGAATAAAACAGAATATTTTAATTTATTAAAAAGAATTCTTATTTTAAGATTTTTAATAAAATCCACTGTAATCAATAATGATATTAATCAAATTATGGGTGGATTATTTGTAAATCAACAAAATAAAATTGAACCCATTAATAAATATATTATGACATATCAATCATCAGGAACATGTGGATTTAGGTCAATTTATTATACTTTAATTGTTTTTAAATTAATAAAATCTATATCTAGTCAATCATTAAACTTAAATAATCAATTAGAACAATTACATCTAATAAGATTTAATATTGGAATTGAGATAATAGATACAATATGTTGTTCTTTAGGTAAATCACAAGATATTTCTATGATTAGACAAGCTTTTAAAAAAGTATTAGACGATTTCTTAATTAATTATTCTGGAAATAAAAATAATGGATATTTTAAAAACCTTCAAAAATATCAACCAGTAAATGAAAGTCCAAATAATCTAATTCAATATCAAGATTTATCAGCCTACATTATTGATAAGATGGCATCAGGTAGGAATCCGATATCAAAATTTGATGATGTTAAAGTAACTAATGTAACAATATTAGATATAAAAAATAAAGTAAATAAAATATTGGATAATTTAGAAAAATATGATGTAATGAATTCCCTATTTTTAATAAATAAAATATATTTTTCATTATTAATATTATTATCTAAGACAATCAAATTGATTGATATAAATGAATCTGATATAATTATAATATCTGAAAAATTAGATTATATTAATTCAATGATTAGTTTACCCTTTAAAATAAATAATGACCAAAGTTTAGAAAGACCATCAAAAATAGTCACAATTCAATTATTATTGGGTATTTTATTGACCAAAAAAATATTAGGTGAAAATGTAGATAAAATTAGTGATAATCTAGTAAATAAACACTATTATCATTTATTCAGTGTTAATAGCATATGTGATAAATATGAATATGAATTAATAATGAAAGTGATACAAAAAAATTCCAGAATATTATTTTTATTGTATACTGACATGAATGAAACCAACAATTTATTTATTAAAAAAATTGGAAAATATGGAAACACAATTTTTACTCAAAACTCAACATTATGTCCTTTTAACAAAGATATATTATCAAATTATAATAATTTTTTAGTGGTGAATAATTTGGTATCAGGAAATGATTTTTCAAAGATTGAAGATTTAATTGAATTTTATTTTAATCCAATTACTAGGTCAAATCCTGTTTATAAAAATAATAAAATTATTAAAAAATTAGAAAATAATAATGAGATTACATCTACTTATTTGTATAATTTTATTTACTCTCTTACAAAAATACTAAATATTGAAAAAGATATATTACCATTATATAATATTGGTAGTGATTTAACTTATATCGAAAAATTAAATTTTACTTATTTACCATATAATAATTTAATAAATTTTAGTTGGTTTAGAGATGATTTGATGTTTAATTTTATAAATTCTTCTAAAATTGATTCTAATCTTAGAGAAAATATAATGCAAATCCATAAAATATTTAGTAGATTTTTGATTAGTCGTTATTTTAATTTATTCAGTAATTATAAAAATATTGAAGAACATAGAGAAATTGTTACTAATCAAAATATATTTTATAAAAATGATGCATATAATAGAACAATCACGCGTATGAATGGTTCTTTCAGGGATTCAAGATTGAAAAAAAAGATAGAACAATTTGATAAATTTATAAATTATGTTTGCAAAGACAGTTCATATTATGATGTTAATGGAGATTTAGTTTTTAAAGAATTAGTAATTAATACAGGTGATATTAATGTGTTTAATTTAGAATATGTTAGAAATTCTGATATCAATAATATGAATTTTTTGGCTTATTTATTAGATTTATCAGATAATATTTTTAATGTTAAAAAATATAGTCAGTATAGGTTCAATTGTTTAAATATAGGTTCAATAAACACTAATATGGGTGTTAACTTTACCTTAGAAATAATTTACAGTGGATTATTACCAAAAATAAATGTTCATTTTAATAAATTATTAGAAGATTTCAATAATAATTACCAAAAATTAGAATTAAAAGAATTTAATCATATACTATTCATTATATTATATTCATCATCTATGTTTGGATTTGATATCAATAATTTAATTAAATTAGATTTAAGTATGATAGATTTTAATATAGAAGATCCTAATATTATTATTAGAAGTTGTTTATTAATTTATTATAATTTGTTAATTAAAAGAGAAGATTTATCAAGACAATATGAACAAATGTATAAACTATTAAATAGATTAATCTTTAATGATACAATTGTTCAAAATAATGAAAATAAAATATATAATTTTGAACACAGCTACAAAATAGATGAAAAATATAATGATAAATTTATGAATATTGATATATTTAACATTCAAACATTAGTACAATTAATTACAAATAAAATAGAACAACAAATTGTTTATGAAAAAGAAATATATTTTTATCCAGGTAATTCTGTAGGATTAAAAGAAGGTGGTATATTTAAGTATGATGAAACAGATGATATATTTAAAAAAGATAATTTAATAATAAAGAATTTTATGAATAATAAATATATTGATGTATATAGTTTTCCAAACAAATTAAATATTATACCAATTGATAAAAATAAGATAGAGACATTATTAAATATTTGTTTTTTAAGCGGTCAGTTTGATAAATATGTACAAATAAATTCAAATACAAAATTATTCCTTAATAAAGATTCATCTGTATTAATCATGGAAATTACAAATGATAAAAATGAATGTGTATATTATGTATATCAAAAGAAGAACATTTATGTGTTAGAATATTGGCAATTAAGTTATTATACAAATCCAATTAATAAAGTTTTAATTGAAAATCCAGATTATTATGAAATGAATGGTAATTACAGCATTTATGCCAAGGTATTGTTTGCAGATAAAATCAACAAGGTATTAAGAACTGACATATCTTTATCCCAATATATATGTTTGAATGATATTATAAGTTTAATGAATAAGATTAAATTAGATATTAATTGTTTATTATATATGAACTTTATAAATAATGAATATCAAATAAATAATAATTTTAAATTACAATTTAATGGAGAAAAATTACAATTATCTGATTCTAAAGATACATATGAATTTGTTAACATTTTTGAATTAAAATCTGATGATAAATTCAATCTATTAGCAGATAAAATATTATTTATAGAAAAATATGATGAAATATTATGTTTTAGAAACTCTACAAAGTTAGTGATTTATTTAAATTCTACTAAAGATATATTTGAATTCGATATTTCTTCAAAAAAATTATTTTTGAATAATACAGAAGTTTATTATAAACAGGAACCAAATATAGAAATTACCAAATGGATAAAATCAAACAATATATTTATAATTGAAAATAATTTGGAAACATCTAATACACATTTATACAAATTAGTTTTATATAATAAACCTAATTATGAATTGTTTAGCAATTACAATATATGTCAAAAAATGGATGCTAATTTTGTATCAAATGAATATGATATGATGTTACAATCATCCAATCTTTTTAGTTTTGAAAGAAATAATCCTAGATTACATCATTTACAAACTTATTTTGAACCAATAATGAAAAATTTGGATATAAAAAAATATTTTATTGAGATTCATCCATCAGAACAATTTTTAATGTTTAATAGCGACGAAGAGATGATAACATATTTATTAATAGCAATTAATAGTTTTGAGGATGTTGATTATAATTCTATAATTTCATTTGGAAATAGATTCCAACATTTAATTAATGAATTAGAATTTAAGAAGAGTAATTTAGATAAAAATTTAATTAATTTAATGAAACTTTTCTTATTTTTCCAAAATAAAAACATTACAATGATTTCATTAAAAACAATTATTTTAAAGTTACTTAGTAATCATCCTAATATAATAAGTCAATTGATAAATGATTCAGTATACATTACAAATACTGTACATGATAAGATTCCATTAAAAGATAATTTTGAAGAAATGTTATTGAATTTGGAATCTAATATTCATTTTGATATTGTTAAATATAAGAATATTTTTGATTTTATATACTTGCGAAATGAAATAGAATTTGAACAAAGATTATTAACTAATATTAAAGTATCTAAAAAATCATTCGATTTAGATTTTGATGTTGACTCATCAATCAAACCTTTTTATCAATATTTGTGTAGATTTGGTATTGTTGCAAAAGATTTAGTTCCTGGAGACTATGTTGAAAGTAATTATAAAATTATACCAAATGTTGACCTACAAATATTACCATATGATTCTAATACTGAAGTTGAATTGTCATCTTTTGATAAAGAAGTACTTAAACAATTATCAATTATTGAAATAGACCAGTCAAATTATTCAATTGAAGTAAAACAAATTGTTATTCCTGAAATTAGTCAAACAGGAATTCAAGAATTAGAAAATCTTAGAAAATTAGAAAAACAAATAAAAAATTATAAAATTATTAATAATCAAGAACTATTCTATACTACAATATTTGAAGAAGTTAAAACAAAAATTAAACAGATTCAAAAAGTTATGAGAATAATTTATCAAAAATGTTTTGTGAATGATGATTTGAGAACAATTTTAAATATTTCAGACCAATCAAATGATAAGAAAGATATTGCGGTTAAATATATGTATTTGAATATTTTATTAGCAAGTCTATTCAGATTAAAATTACAATTAAATGAAAACATTAATAATAAAAATTATGATATTGAACCAATTATTACCACAAATAATATCCATAAATTTAATATTAATATGAAAAAGAATGCAGTTACATTAATGTTTGAATTTAGTTGTGGTTATTTCCTTAAACCTACACAACTAAGTCTTATTGATACCATTATGTCAGATAAAATATCAAACAATAACAGAATTCATCAACTGATTATGGGTGGTGGTAAAACATCAGTGATTGGGCCGATGGTTTCAATTTTGTGTTCAATAAGAAAGATTCAAACCATGAATCTTTTACCTGAATTTTTAGTGGAACAATCATTTAATATATTTTGTAAAAATGTCAATTTGTTATTTAATTTTAATGTATGTAAAATTTTATCAGGCGGTAATAAAGATGTTCTAGAAATTAATGAAAATAAAATGAAAAAAATTTTAGTTCCAAATTTAACTAAGGAACAAAATCGAGAAAGTATCTATATTATTTCAGATGGTTCAATTAAATCATTATTATTAAATTCCCAACAATCTTACTTTAAACACACAATGGAAACAGACAAAGTTACAAAGTTAAATAATATTAGGCAATTTTTAAACAAATCATTTATATTAATGGATGAAGTTGATTTAATAACAGATCCTGTAACAAGTGAATTAAATTATCCAACTAAAACAAAATTATATTCACAATTATCATATTCAAAATTTATAATTGATTTTTGTATTGATTTAATTGGTAAAATACTTACTAATGATTCAATTGTTGGGAAAAGTATTATTTATAATCAAGGAAGATTATGTATTAATGATGTTATATCGGTCCAACCAGTTTATAAAGAGATTTTCAAATCAGTATTAGATTCAAAATTACCTGACTATTCAACAATGATTTATGAATTCCTATTTAATAAAGGTAGATTAGATGTCACAGATAAAAATATTTTAAATATTATCAGGACTTTTTATGTAATTAATAATGTTGTATTTTCATCCATTAAGGATTTAGAACATAGAAGACATTTTGGTATCGACTTCAGAAACATTAAAAATTTAAACAAAGATGCTAAATATGCAATACCATTTTCTGCTGTAGAACAACCAGTAGTTGGTTCTAGTTATTCACAAATCGAGATCACTATTATTTTAACAATTTTATCAGTATTATCTGATGGTTTTAATCATAATTTAGTGTTATTAGTTTTGGATAAGATGTTTAATTTGTATAGAGCAAGTGAAAATGATAATTCATTAATAGTAAAATTCAAAACATTTAGTCAAGAAAGTTTGGAATTATCAAATTATAAATTATTTACTGTTGAACAATTAAATAATATAGCTCATTCAGAAATTTTTAAAAAGTATTTAATTTATGAGCTATTAGATAATATTGAATTAGTTGAATCAGTATATAATATATCAGCAGTTGACTTTTTATCATCTCATGTAACAGAATATAAATCAGGATTTACTGGGACCCCTTATCTAAAATTACCATTAGATTTAAATCGTGATAATAGAATCAAAGAAATTAGTAGTAAACCAGAAGAAACATCTGAAATTTTAGTAAATTTCTTAGGTCTAAATATCAATAATCAAATTAATAAGATTGATAATTTTGATAATAAATCTGTAGATGAAAAAATATCAGAAATAATGCAAAAGTTAATTTCAAATAATAATTATAATGCATTGATTGATTGTGGTTCATTTTTTGTTGGGAAAGATTCAAGACAAATAGCTAAATTAATTTATAATAACTTGAATTCAAGAGTCAAGGTTGTAGTTTATTTTAATTCAGGATTACAATATTGTATAGATGAAACCAATATTAACAATGATAAAGAAAAATTATATATTAATGCAAATCCACATCAATTAACTGAAAAATTTGTTTATTTTGACCAAGGAAATATTACCGGTCAGGATGTTAAATTAAGTTTTACTGCTAGAGCATTAATGACAATAAATGTATATGATCGTTATAGAGATGTTACTCAAGCTATTTATAGAATGAGAAAGATAGGTAATGCACAAACTGTTGATTACATATTACCGAATACTCATGATTTATTTGCAGATAAACTCATAACAATTAACAAACCAATTATTATTAGAGAAGATAATGACCAATTTGGAGGGTCTAGTGATCAAATAAAATTATTAACTTTGTTAATAAATAAAGAGTATGCATATGCAAATATTCAAAATAATGAATTTTATAAACAAAATACCAGATGTTTAAAAAGAGAATTAATGCAACAAAATAAAAAATTATTTGATTATCCATTAAACATTACTAGTCCATATGAAGAAGAATTAATAAATGAAATATCGGTCCAAAATATTAAAGATAATTCTTTATCTTTATTACAGGAACAATATTGTGAATATTTCAAAATTAATCAAACCAAATATAAATTAGATGAATTAAAATTAAATAGAAAGGATTTAATTGACAAGAAATTACTTGGATATGTCAATAGAACTAAAAAACAAGCATTAAGTTTGGTATCTAATCAAGAACAAGAGCAAGAACAAGAGCAAGAACAAGAACAACAACAATCAATAAGTATTTTCTTAAGAAATCTGGTTGAAAACATACCATTTGTAACTAAAAGACTAGAATATATAAAATCATTAAAACAACCCACTTCAAAAAGCTCATTAGTAAAGTTATTTGATGTACCCGGTTCTTTCTTGGATAAAATATTAATTTCTAAATTGGTTTATAATAAGAATATTATAGAAGTCAATCATGAATTAATTAAATCTTATAAGGAAAATTATGATAAAGTAACTAATTATATTGCTTTTGAAGGGGATAATACAAGTGTTGGTTTGAATAATATTATTGATTTTGTTGGTTCAGTTGATTATGATTGTAACAAATATTTAATAGAAACTAATAAATCTCCATTTGGTATTGTTGTGAATTTAGGTAGCAAGGAAATATATATAATGAACATATTATCTTATTTGAAGATGTATAATATGCATAAAGACGGTGATTATTTATTTTTAACAAATAATCTAAAATTATTCCATAAATCATCTATTTTCAAAATTGAAAAATTGACACAAAATTTATTATTGGGTCTTCTTTTGACCAAACTTTTATATAATCCAATTAAAATGAATCAACTTGATAAGAAATTCAATACTTATCTGGTAAATAATTTATCTACATTATCAGATAATCAATTAATATCTGAAATTAAAAAATATGTTAGTAAATTTGGAATTTTAAATGAAATGACAAAACAACAGCTTGATTTTAATCAAATAAGAGATGAATTTATTAAATCAAATATTATGATGAGAGGAGGTTCATCTGATAATTTCTTAAATAAATATTTAAAAATAGTTAGTTCTAAATTATAAGTCTTGACCACATATTAAACAATAATATTCTGTATGTTCACTAGCAACACTTCTATCAATTTCTTTTTTATGTTTACATCCTTTAATTAAAATATTTCTTTTAGTATATATATTTTTTCTAAGATTATTAATCTGATGAGTTAATTTTTCTATTTGTTGATAATCCTGGTTAATTTCTTCTTTGATAAATTCTATTTCATCTGATGATAAATATTGAGACATTAAATATAATCACTATTAGAGAAACCCAGTACATTTCAATTTTTCATAAAATTGAATAAATATTATTTAAATATTATTCACTTTTATATATAATGAGTAAAACCAAAACCAAAACAGAAGAAATCAATAGACCATTGATTTTAGTAGATTCTTCATATACATCTTTTTATAGATTTTTTGCCACTATCAGATGGTATTCATTTGCTTTTGCCGAAGAATTCAAACAATATAAAGATGACTCTAAATATGATTGGAAAACAAATCAAGTATTTATTGAAAAATATGAAAAAATGTATTTGGATTCAATAATTAAATTGGTTAAAAAGAAGGTTTTTGATAATTCTGATATTATATTTTGTATGGATTCTCCTAAAGAACACTTGTGGAGAACCCAATTACAGTGTGATTACAAAGGTGATAGAGCAGATTTATCTTTAAAACATAATTTCAAACCAACATTTGAATATACTTATACAAGTATGATACCAAAATTCATTGAACAAAATAAAAATATTAAAAGTTTAAGAGTTGAAAAAATGGAGGCAGATGATTTAATTGCAGTGATAACATTACATCTGAAAGAACAATATCCTCAACGTCAAATCTATTTGGTTTCCGGTGATGAGGATTTTTTACAACTGGGAAGACCCAATGTAACATTTATTAATTATAAAATTAAGAAACCATTAGTTTTAACTGTTGATGAAGCTAAAAAAGCTCTTCATAATAAGATATTATTAGGAGATACATCTGATTGTATTCCTGGTATTTTCCCAAAAGGAAAAAGAATAAAAAAGAAAGAAATATTGGAGTCAGAAATTAAACTAAATGAGTATTTAAGTTCTAATCCAGATGCAAAAAAACAATATGAATTTAATAAAAAAATGATTGACTTTGAAAATATTCCAAAATTATATTTTAATAAGGTTGTAAAATTATTTGAAAAGTTATTTTAGTTTAATAATCTTTGTAATCTTTCGATTTCATTATTGACTTTTCTAAGTTTGTTTCTGTAATGACCACCTGCTTGTTCAGGAGCAGCTTTGACTTCAGGTTCAGAGGAAACAGAAGAGACAGAAGAGTCAGAAGAGACAGAAGAGACAGAAGAGACAGAAGAGTCAGATGATACAGAAGAGTCAGAAGAGTCAGAAGAGACTGATTCAGTATCTGAATCTTCTAATTTAGGAGCTACAACAGGTGCAACTTTTGCTTTGGCGGCTTTTTTAGCTTCTTTGAGTTCGACTTTAGCTTGTTTAGCTTTTTGTTTGACAACTTTCTTCTTTTCTTTGGCTTCCTTTAATTTGCTTTCGGCTTCGGCAATTTCAGGAGAAGGTTCAGGGATGGCTTCACCAGTTTCTTTGGCTTTCTTAACAGCTTTCTTATGTGCCTTCTTGGCTTTCTTAACTTCCTTCTTAGCTTTCTTAACAGCTTTCTTAGCAGCCTTTTTTTCTTTCTTGGCAGCTTTTCTTGCAGCCTTCTTTTCAGCAACTTCAGGGTCCATTGGTCCTTCTTCAAAATCACCTAAACTAATGCCGGTAGCACCAGCAGCTTCTTCTGCAGCTTTAATAGCTTTCTTGGCAGCTTTTTTGGTTTTCTTAACAGCTTTCTTGGCAGCTTTAGTTGCTTTTTTAGCAGCCTTCTTAGCCTGTTTAACAGCCTTTTTGGCGGCTTTTCTGGCTTTTTTGACAACTTTACCTAATGATAATTTACCACCATCTTGATTATCATTTAACAAACTAAGATATGATTTTGAATAATCAATTTGGTCAGTTTCAGATTCGAACATATTTTCTAAATTATTTATTTTGATAACATCATAATTATTATTTCCACCTTTAAGGTTAACTAGATTTACTAAATTCTTATGATTCATTATATATATTTGATGAGAATTTTTTATATTAATTTTTTAACAATTAAATTTAATTTTAAATTTTTTATAATAAAATTTATATAGGATAACTTAAACTAAAATTGTTATTTGAATAATATACATACACAAGTATAAAGGGAAATATTTTATTAAAAAATATTTAAAGAAATAGCATCATATTAGCTTAATTCATGACAATATCTATTGCTCGTGCACTTGTTGAGTTAAAAACATTAGACAGTAGAATAAATAAAATGATTGGTGAAAATGTTTGGACTTGTTACAAAACAAAAAATAAAAATTATAATTTGAATGAAGAGGATTTTAAGAAAAAAATCACATCAGATTTTCAATCATTAAATGATTTAATAAAAAGAAAAAATGCAGTTAAAAATGCTATTGTTTTATCTAATTCAACCAAACAAGTAACCATTGGTTCGCAAACAATGACGGTGGCTCAGGCAATTGAATTCAAAAATATTATTGAGTATAAGAAATATTTGCTAGATAACTTGAAAAAACAAAGGCAGCTTGTTATTGTTGAGAGTGAATCTCACAAACAAAGAGTTCAAACTAAGATTGATGAAAATATTAGAATAATATGTGGTAAAGATGCAAAACCGGATACAAATACAATTCAAACCATTACAGATGGAATTACAAAGGGAGATCCTATAGAAGTATTCGACCCGTTAAATTTAGAACAAGTAATTAAAAATTTAGAAATGGAAATTGAAGATTTTTCAGCTAATGTTGATTATGCTTTATCAGAATCTAATGCATTAACAACCATTACAATTGATTCAAATTAAAATAATAAATTAATTTCCCAGCCCAACGAAATTTTTTAGATAATAACACCGTTTATGCCTCGGTTATGTGCATTATAAAATAAATTGTTATTTAATTTTGGTATAGTACTGAAATTGAGTTACCCCTTAAAAGATTAAAGGTAAAAGCTAAGAGTTCATAGTTAAAAAATTAAAGATTAATATGATTAAAGTTTAAGATTTAAAGTTCAAAGGTTTTTCAAATCCATGAGATTGGTTGTTTAGTTTATACTAGACAATGTTTTGTTATTAACATAAAGAATACCACATGGCTGTTGTGTTGGGACCATTCGCAGTAAATATTAGTTAGTATTATTGTAAACAATAAATATTGTATACAATAATAAAAATAAATAAAACAATTAATTAATTAGAGCATATTTCATAACTTCTTCAAATGACTCAATTGGGATAACAGTAAAATCATCTCCAATCAGACTAACATTTCTTTCCTTAATCTTATCAATATGCTTTTGATTTTCCTTAGGATAGAGAACAAGTTTAACTCCTGCACGTTTAGCACCTTCAAGTTTTTCTTCTAGTCCGCCAATTGCAGTAACTTTACCTTCCAAATTAATTTCACCCGTCATGGCGATATCATGTTTGATTTTCCTTCCAGTAAGAAGTGAATAAAGAGCAATTGTTAATGCAGCACCAGCTGAAGGACCATCCTTTGGTGTAGCACCATCAGGACAATGAATGTGAATACCCATGGGACGGTCTTTCCAGTCAGCCAGGAATTTAGTTTTAAGGTCTTCGGGTAAGTAATTCCAAGCAAGACTTGTAGCTACTTCAGTACTTTCTTTAATAACCTTTTCAAGGTATCCAGTTGCTTTAACAGCAAGAGCTGAAGCTGATGGAACAAGCATGGTTTCAATTGATAGAATACCACCTTGACCTAACGAATTAGCCCATAGACCATTTACAACTCCAGGTTTATCATCTGGATGAACCTTGTCGTGGTCATATTCATATTTATGCTTGAGAAGAGTTTTGAGATGATGAGGTTCAACAGTGAATGGGAATTTAATTTTTTGTCCATCTACAGAAGACTTGATTAAATTGGCCAAGTTAAGTTCACGACAAATATTATACAGAATGGATTTTAGTTTTCTAACACCGCCTTCGTTAGTATAAGTATTAATGATATATCTAATAGTATCTTCAGTCATGTTAACATCATTTGGTTCAAGACCCATTTCTTTCATCATTTCAGGAAGCAAATATTTCTCAGCAATATGAATTTTTTGTGATACCATAAGATATTTAGTTTCCACCGTGGTAATGCGGTCCAAAAGAATGGGGTTAATATTAGATGGGTCGTTAAAACTGAAAATCATAGTGGCACGTGACAAATCAATATCAATACCGTGGAAATATTTATCTCTAAAGTGAGTATTTTGAACTGGGTCAGTCAAATGAACTAGAATGTTGGTAATTTCATCACCTTTATGGGTTTTGGAAATTTTATCAAGTTCATCAAAATAAATAATTGGGTCCATGCATTTACTTGTGATTAGACCATTAACAATTCGACCATAAATAGAGCCCTCGTAAGTGTATGAATGACCTTCTAAAAATGATGCATCGGTAGCACCACCAAGTGAAATGAAAACGAATGGTTTATCCATCGCTTTAGCAATACCTTCTTTCACAAGTGACGTTTTACCATTACCTGGAGGACCATAGATACCAAGCATATTACCCTTAGATTTTGGATTTCTAATTTGCTGACCCATCATTTGAATAATTTGTCGCTTGGCTTCATCATGACCATAAACAGCTCCATCCATAGTTTTTTGAAGATTATTTAGGAAATTTTTAACTTTCTTAGACTTAATAGAATCTAGACTAACACCCTTATATTTTCCAAATGGAATTGTCATCAGAGAATCAAACCATGTTTTTAGTTTGTTGTCTGGATGTCTAGCAGATACAAGGGTTGTATAAGTTTTAAGAATATGATTCTTTTGACCAATTGGTAGTGGCATTTCCATTATTTGGAATAGGATAGGTTTGTCACCAGCTTGGAATTTGTTAATTTGTTTGATTTGTTCCAAAGCTTCAGTTTTTTCTTCATCAGATAATTTAGAATAGTATTTAAGAATTTCATCCTCTTCATCATCATTGTCTCTGGATTTGAAGATTTGATGAACGAATTCGCGACCGTCCTTCTTATTAAGAACACTTTTCTTTGATTTAAATTCATCAGACTCTTCGTCGTCATCATTATCATCATCGTCGTCATTATCATCGTTGTCATCATCGTTGTCATCATCGTCATCACCATATAGGTCTTCTTCATCTTCTTCATCTTCATTCATATCTTCATCATCTGATGTCTGATAATCAGATTCTTCTTCATATACATCATCATCTTCATCTTCGTTATTTTTATCAAATTCAATTACGAATTCAGGTCTTTGAATTTCTTTTCTTTGTTTTTTGTTTGTGGATTTAGTATTGGTTTTGTTAATATTATTTTTAACAATCTTAAGACATTGTTCAAAAGTTTTAGTCTTGTCATCAAATGAACAAGTATTAGCTTGATCCAAAATATTTCTACAAATAGATAATTCAGCAATTAATCCAAGTCTCAATACTTCAGGTAGCTCTCGATGAATTTGTCTATCATTTTTGAAACCATAAATCACTTTCTTAAAAACATCTTTTAGACTTTCAATAAATTTAGATAGTTCACGACCTTTTAAACTTAGTGAATGTTTATCCAAATTAAGAAGTCTATCAACAGCAACAATTTTTAGGTCGGATATGATTTCTTCAGATGATAAAGAATTACGTGGTCTTTTACCAGCTGAGTTTACGGTATTTTTATTAATATAATCAACAAAATTATCTACGTCAATATTCATTATCTTTGTTAGTTTTTCCCTTAGGTAATAATAAAAACAATTTTTTTTATGGTTTTTTAATATATTTTAAAGTCTAATATTTAAAGGTTATATGCTGTAAAATGAACAAGTCGATATAACCAAAAAATTATTATTTATATGAAACTTTTTATATCTAGAATAATATAATGGGAATTGAGAAATTTTTCTCAACTGTAAATCGCAATTTTAAGATAATTAATACAATTGATTTGAATAATACCGAATCAAACGATTTAATTCAAGGTAAATTTTTACTAATAGATTTTAATTCCATAATTCATAATTCTTCAAGTAAACTAATTAATGAATTAAATCAATCTCACAGTACTAAAGATTCAAAAACGGAATATCATTTGAATGATATTGAATATTTGATTATCAAAGAAATAAATAATTTTTTGATTTCTTTATTAGAACGTTTTGATTTAACAAAATTAGAACAAATTTTTATTGCAATAGATGGGGTCCCAACATTTGCAAAAATTTTAGAACAAAAAAAGAGGAGATTTATTGGTGATTTTGTGAATAAATTATTGGAAAAATATTCTTTACCATTTAATTGGAGTAAAAATAATATTAGTCCTGGAACAATATTTATGAATAAGGTAAGTGACTATTTAAAAAACATTAAACTTATTTCAAAAAATAAATTAGTAAAAAAAGAGGATTTAATTTTAAAACCAAAAGATTATGAATTCTTTTCTAAAATAAAAAAGATAGAAATATCAGATTATGATGTCGAAGGAGAGGGTGAAATGAAGATTTTTGATTTAATTAACAATTTAAACACCAAAGATAAAATAATATTTTTCAGTCCTGATGCAGATGTAATATTATTAAGTATGATATCAAAAAATTCAGATTTTATTGATGTATTAAGATATGATAATAATCATAATAATTTATCAATTATCGATATCCAACTATTAAAACAAACAATTTATTCATATTGTTTGGATAGGCTTGAAGGTTCCGAATATGAAGAGTTGAATATAAGAAGATTAATAAGAGATTTGGTTTTTATTTTTACAATTTTTGGAAATGATTTTTTACCAAAATGCGAAGCAATACAAACAAATTATGATTTTCTATTTTTAATTGATATGTACCTAATTAATCTAATTGATAATGGTTATTTATTATTAGATAATGATATCATCACATCAAATTTTCATAAATATTTAATAATTATTAGTCATCATGAAAAGAGATTATTATTTAGAAATTCATATCAAAATATTCATCATAATTACAATTATGCTAATCAAACAAATTTTTTAATAGATTTGCTTAAATTAAAAACATCATCGAATGTGTCTGAAATAACTGGAAATAAATTTGGCGAGCCTTTTTATAATTTTCATAACAATTTACTTTTTTATATAGATCCATTTAAAATATTAGATACATTAAGGAAAAACAAACCAAAAACCAAATTTCATGGATGTTTAGAATTTTATTTATATGATAGAAATAAATTATTCGAAATAGTTCAACAATCATTGAAATATATTTTACCATTAAATGCAATCTTTACAATTGATATTGCAAATATTAATGAAAATTCATCTTATGAAAAATTAAGAGAGACAAAATATCAATCCAAAATTAAAAAACATTTGATGAATATGAAAGAATTATCACCTAGAGAAGTTGAAATATATTTAATGGAAAATAGATTAGATAAGTATTATAATCTATTTAATCCAATTAATGAATTTTATTTGAGAATTATGAAAACAAGAAAAATAGATGAGTCTTTTTATTATAAAAAATATTTTGATGGAAATGATAGAAAAACTGCTGTTAATGCATATTTGAAAGGATTTAGATGGGTTTATCAATATTATTTTACTAGGCTTTCTGAACCATGTACTGGAAAGCAGAAAATAAATTCTATTGATGAAACATGGTATTATCCATATTTTAAAGCTCCTTTATTTGAAACCATGGTAACAAGTTATTCTAGTTCTATACTAGAAACCAAGCAAAAATATAAAAAATTAGATATCACTCCATTAGAACAACTATTATACATTACTCCTGTCAGAATGAGTGATTTATCAAAACCAGAATTTTATTCATTGTTTGTAGAATACAAAAATAAAAAATTTATTGATGAAGATTTGGTTAAATCAATAAGAATATTTATTGAAAGACATCCACAATTTTTTTATAATTTAGATGAAATTTATTATTCGGTTAACACAGGTAATTTAAATAAAAATTTATTTGACTGTTCTAATTCAAGTTTCATATCAAAATGTCACTATGAAATTTTAAACTATGTGGTTGATATAAATCAATTCACCAATAAATTAAAACAAATATTACATTAAGTGTTTTTAAACTTATTATAATATTCATTAAGCTTATTTAATTTTCCAAGTACTTTATATTTAATTAAGCCATACTTATTTACTAATAAATTTAATAAATGGTCAATATCTGGTTTTTTAAGTTGTAATTTATCTTGTGCAACCTCATCATGTAATGAATTTAAGAAATAGTTTTTAGCATCTTGATAATTATAATTTTCAGGTATAGGGTATTTCAATTCTGCTAATTCCTTTAATGCTGCATCCATTGATTTATGCTTAATATATGCATTAAAAATATCATTTGGTTTTGCATCTGCAATACCTTGACAATAATCACACCCAAATAAAATACATAATTCAATGAATTGTTCATGATTAATATTCAAGTTATTTAAAATTTTATCTAACTCTATTTCTAATGGAATTTTTTTACTTGATGATAAATTTCTAATAATTCTAGGTGAACCAAAAGTCAATATATCCATATCCTCTGTTAATACTGCATATACCATATTTGACTTGCATAAATATGCTAATTCTGAATCTGCTTCTTCAGGTGCATCAATAAAAGGAATACCCATCATATTTAACAGTTCTCTACATTGGTCCATTTGTTCTCTTGATATACAAACACTTCTTTTTAAATATTTGATTTTATCACTTTCGGTTTGTGCATCAGATAATTTTTCGAGGGCTTTTTTTCTTATTTGTTTACGTGCGTCTAATATTTTTTGTTTGAGTTGAGGCGGTTTGCCATCAAATACATAAACTGGAATGATTCCTTTTTCAAGGAATGCTAATGTTTTATTAAATAATCCCAAAATATGTGATGTAATTTCTCCTTTTTCATTTGTTAAATCTGAACCGGAGTTTCTAATTGCTATAACAACTTGATACATTAATATGCTGATGTCAATAGCAATTTTCTTCCCGTAATAATTATTTGTCTCTTTTTCAGAAATTATTTCAGGATAATCAGATAAGAATTTAAGTAAGTTTTTAATGCCCATATAGGTATTTATTATATGATTAAATTATTTCTTTAATAGTAAACAAATCAATTTTTTAGCCAATAAAATAAATATTATAAATTATAATTTTTATTATATTAATAAATTATTTTCCCATGTATATTAATGTTAGAATTTAAAATAGTTTACCCATTTGAATCAATTATTTATGGAGATTCTTTTAAGGATGCGGTTAAAAATTATGTTAAATTAAATCGTAATTTGAACTTAACCCAAATGATTATTAAGGACCAAAGTAACAACATGCAGGCTCAAATCAGATATTATCAAGAAGATGGTAGAAATAAAGTTGGTATCAATATGTTCCCTGTTGGTTTAAATTATCCAATTCCAATTGTAACTAATGATACTTACATCCCTCCCAGAGTTGCTGAACCAATTATCAGCACTATGTTCCCTCTCAGTCCTGTTGTCTCCCCATTCGTACCTTTTGTTCCTACCGTTATAAATATTCCTAATAATTAAATTCCATAAACAATTCCTTTAAAATTACAATCTATTATTATTGGACTTTTTTCATAATAATAGTTTGAAACATTTGCTTCAAATTTATTATCTTCTAATAACCTTATATCAGTGAAATAAATTAATTTATTCTCACAATATCCGTAAAAAAATCCTGTTGACATTAAATTAGTTATTTCATTGATATTATTAAAATTATTAATACTAAAAGTTTGTTTTATGTTTGTGTTTGATGATTTTTCTTTATTATTAACCAATAAACCATATTTCCAATTTTTTTTAGGAATCTTATTTGTTTGTAAACAAACTGTCAACATTTGTTGTTTATTAAATTTTTTAACTGGTTCAGAATTAATATGAATAGATTTAATTTGACATTTTACATAATTAGATTGTATTTTCCAAAATATTGGTTTGTTAATTTCTATTTTTCCTGAGACCAAAAATCCTGAAACTATTATCCCTAAATCATTATGTGGATAAATATTTAAAATATTGAATTTTGTTTCATGAATAGCATCATTGGAATTAAGACTATTAATTTTACTATTAATCATAAGAAATATTTGTTCTTTATCAATTAATTTCTTACAATAAAATAAACTGTTGGAATCAAATATATTAACAATTATGTAGGGTATGTCCAATTTATCTAATATGAACTTATCAAAATGATTATAATTGTTAAATTTATCTGTAAATAATAAACATAAATTTGGATGGGTACCTAATAATGTTTTATATTTGGTACGTTTATATTGTTCACTACCAGGTGCTTCTAAAAAAGTATATTTGTATTCTTTTTCAGAATTTTTAAAAATTTTATAATGACAATTTATTGATGATGTTTTTTTTGTTTCTAATTCATGTTTATGATTCATTAAATAAATACGTGCTTCAGTTTTTCCATCTATTTTATTAAGTAAAATATTTGATAGGAATGTGGTTTTACCAGTTTGACTGTCACCCAACAACACAATCCGTACTTCTGGTAAAATTTTAGTTTTTCTCCTAATTGTAATTTTAAAATATGAACAAGGTTTTTCACTATATGTGGTTTTTATAACTTTAAAATCAATTATTTCAGCATTGTTTTTTTCTAATAGTAAAATAAAATTATTTAAGGTTTCTTTTTTTTCTTTTTCATTTATCGGATAAGGTGTACCATCATCATCTACTCCTAAATAATAAATTGCTTGATTATCTCCTTCAGACAATCTCCATTTCATTTGTGTAGCTAATTGTTCTAATCTAGTAGAATCAACATTAATTAAATACCTCTTATATTCAATGTTACCTTCTTCAATTTCTGGTATTAATGACATTAATCTTCTTCTTTATTATTTACAGACTTTAATCCTTTAATAGCTTTTTGTAAATCTTTAACGGAAGGTATCATTTTAATTGGAATTTGAGGGGGTAAGCTACTACCAGTTAAATTAGCAGATTTAATTGCTATTTCTTCTGGATTTACTTTGATAGGATTATTTGGCAATAAGAAAGATGGAGGGGGTGGTGGAATGGGTATAGAAATTTTTGGTGTTGGATCAATGAAATTAATATCTAGTTGATCAGGTGGTGCATAATATTTAATTTGATAAAGTTGTGAAGATAAACCTAATTTTTCTCCTCTTGACCAAATATAGCTAATTTTAATTACTATTTCTATTTGTCCGTTTATTTTAAAATCTTCCAATTTAAGTTGTTTGTTTTCAATATTAGATGTTATCTTTAGTTTATCATTAACATTAGCTTTAATAAAATTAAGTAAATTTTTTTTACTAATTAGACTAACAAATTCCCGATTTATTTTTTTCCCTTTAAAACACTCTTCTATGTTTTTTTCGAAATTTTTAATCCAATCTATAAAAATATTTGTTTGTTCCCAATTGGGATAAATTGGGATGCTTAATTGATTAAATTTATGATTTCCCATATTATAAATAAGTCTTAGTTTTGGTAATCTTAAATATATTTCTTTAGGTGTATCATTTGAATCTACTTGATAATAAATATAATATTTAGAATTTTCTTGGTCCATTTTAATTTTCCTACCAATAATTAATTGGTCAAAAGTAAAGTCTATTTTATTTGTACTAAAGTCAATCAGATAATAACTCATTTATATACTATAATCTAACATAATCTTTAACATAATTCATCAATTTTTCTTAAAAAATTTAAATTTATTATATAGTTTATAATAATATGGCAGGAGGTTTATTTCCAAATTATCCATTTGAATTGAATCCAAAATGCATAATTTTTAGTATAATTATTATTGGATTATTTTTTTATCATCCACCAGAAATGAATATTTACTGGAAGATATTTGTTGCAATGATTTTATTTATTGTATCTTATGTATCAATGGCTTGGTATGATTGTCAAAAATTGGCACTGAAGAAGAGCTCCAGTAAACTTGGTATTACAGATAAATTAAAACCAGAACCACATATGCCAAGTCAAACTGACAAATCCAAAATGACATCTGAAGAAAAAGATTTAGAATGGCAATTAATAAACTTATTCCATATTTTGGTAATTGCTCCTTTATTCATTTATATAGGTATAAATAAAAATAATTCCAATCAACTATCAATATTATTACTAATAATTAGTTTAGCATTTGGAATACTATATCATGGGGTTAGATTGTTAGATAATTTCAATATCATTTCATTTGGACATTTAATAACTGGGGGTATTGGTATTTATTATGGATTGAAATCAGAAAGACCTGAATGGTTCCATAATGCTTTAATAGGTGTTGGTATTTATTCTGGATTAAAACATGGGGTTTATTTAATGCAATCATCACATTAAAAAAGTGAAAAATAATTTTTATAAAAAATGTATTATATATCCCAATGATAAACTTAAATAATGAATCAAATTTTATACCACATACCAACAACCAAAATCCTAAATTATTATCGGGATTTATTGACTCAGATACTAATAATAAATTTATTAGTATCTTTGACACATTTTGTTCTAAAAATATATCTAATGATAAAGTTTGTCAACAATTTATATTTTCAAACAAAGAAGAAGTTAATTATGAATTAAAAGAAATATTAAATGAGGCTTATTACTATTTATCATCAAATGGATTTAATATTGATAAAACCAATGGACTGATTGAATTTTGGAAATATAGTTGTGATGGTAAAAAAGTAACCAGTAATTTGGATATGCATGAGGATGATTATGGTGGGTTACCATATTGTGTTGAAACATGTATTTTTTATCTACAAAAAGACCCCAATATTATTGGAGGAAATCTATTATATCAAGAAGTTATAAATAAATGGGGATTTGGATTATTCTCAAATATTGTACAAAAAAAATTAGAAATACAAAACAATATGGTTGCATTATTAGGAGGAAATTTATATCATCGTCCTCAATCAATTAATGGTAAGGGAACAAGAAAATGTATTGTTGTGCAATTTATGTCAATTTCAAGATAAAAATTGAAAATAACTTAATTAAAGATATATTCAAATTAATCTAATAAGATGTATAAAAGAATCTGCTTTATTTATACTGAGACTACAGGTCTTCATCATACTAATGAACCTGTTTCAAAAAAAAAGTTATTTGAATTCGCCCGAATGGTTTCATTAAATTATGAAATAGGATTTGTTAAAAATAATGAATTCATTCAAGAAATTAAAGTTAGACAAATTGTAAAACCAAGATGTATGGTGATACCTGAAGAAACAATAGGATTTCATGGGATTACCCAACAAATTGCCAATAAAAAAGGAAAAGACCCTGAAGAACTTATTAGCCAATTTAAAACTGATTTGAAAAATGTTGATATAATTGTAAGTCATAATATTGATTTTCATCTGAAAACTATTTTATCTGAGGCAGTACGTTATAATATTAATTTGGATTTTAGTAATTATGTAATAGTTGATACCATAAGTTTTTATCATAGTTATGGTTTTATAAAATTAAAAGATTTAGCAACCAAATTATCATTAAAAAATATTCCAGAGTCAAATGATAATAACGTGGAGTTAATTAAAAATGTTTTCCTAAAATTATATGTTAAATTTAAAAAATCAGTAAATTCTAATACTGATACCAAATAATTAATTCCATCTTTTAAACATAACAAATGTTCCATCATCTTTCAATTCCGGTAATGGAATTCTTGTTTTATCTTCCCATTTAAAATCTAATTGATTTTGACAGGTTCTTTCTGACCATGTCATTTTGTATTTGTCACAAAATTCCTTTGTAACAAAATCGATGCATTCTTTATTGGTTTGTCTACATGAACCCAGAATATTTTTATTTTCGTCACAGTTAATATTATTCCATCCATTTTCACCATTAAAAAATAGTTGTTGATTTGAATTTGGATTATACAATTTTGAGTCACAATTTTCATTTTCCATTTTTTTGAATTGATATTTAAAATTTCCCCCAAATTCATTATTAGAATCTTCCACGTAATTCTTTTGAATCAAACAACATTTTACATTGGGTTGATATTGTTGGGTTAAGTTAGATAAATAAGAAGGTTGTGATTCATCTTCATCTGACTTATATGATGATTCAAATGTTTTATATTCAGTATCACTAACTATATCAAAGTTTTCATAAACTCTTTGAAATAGTATTATGATTAATATTAAAATAATAAGCAATAAAAATTGTTTCATATTATATTTAAAAAGAAAATAAATTTTATTATTAAAATGTCAAAAGAACATGTGTTTACAGTAACAGAATTATCCGAATATTTAAAATCCGTAATTGCTAATAAAAAAATTAGGGTAGTTGGTGAAGTTTCACAACCAACAATTAGAGGAGGTCATTTATATTTTTCTTTAAAAGATGATTCATCAAATATAAAATCGATTATTTGGAAATCCAAAAATATAAATAAAGAAGATATAACTGAAGGACAAAAACTAACTATGGATTGTAAATTAGATTTTTATGCAGGTACAGGAAATGTTAATCTTATTGTGGATAAAATAGTAACAAATGAAGGTGAAGGAGAATTATTTATAAAATATGAAAAAATAAAACAAGAATTTAATTCCAAAGGTTATTTCAATTTATCGAGGAAAAAAACTTTACCAAAAATTTTAAAAAATATATTAATTATTACAAGTGAAGATGGTGCTGCTCTTCAGGATTTTATTTACAATATAAACAATAACAAATCATTAATAAATTATGATATTAAAGATGTTAAAGTACAAGGCGTGGAATGTCCAAAAAATATTTGTGAAGTGTTAGATGAACTTAAGAAATCAAATACTCAATATGATTTGGTTGTTATTACAAGAGGAGGAGGTAGTTTTTCAGATTTATTTGGATTTTCTCAACCTGAGTTAATTGAATCAGTATATCAATTTCATTTACCTGTATTAAGTGCAATAGGTCACCAAGTAGATAATCCATTATTAGATTTAGTGGCAGACATAAGTACTCCTACACCAAGTTTAGCAGCACAATTTATAGTAGAGCATAATAAAAAATTTATCAATTCACTTGAAAAGATGAGAGACCAGATAAATTCAGAATTATTGGATGATATAACAAATAGTCAAAATGCACTAGGTAAATTAAATGAAAGATTATATAAAATATTTAATGGATTAGTAAAATTAAAAAATGATTGTCAAAATTTAATTAGAAATGATATTGGAAATCTGATGGTTAAATTATCTGTGCTTGAATCAAAAGTGCAAATAAATTTAGGAAAAGATATTGGGTTGTATACTAAAACAAATGCTAAAATAGAAGACAATGAAGAAATAGAAAATTTTATCGGACACATAATTAAATTAAGGTGGGCTGATAAAGAATTTAAGATAAAATTAATTGAAAAGTTATAATTTTTTAACCTAGTAATTAAATTTTTACTTTAATTATTTAATGAAAGTATTATCGGTTCAAAACAGATTTGTGGTAAGTGGAATACCATCAAAAAATTATTTACCAAAATCATTACTACAAATTCATAATAAGAATATCAAATATACAAATGGAAATTCTAATTTTATTTTTGAGTTTGGTTCTCAAGTACAAAACGAATACTTTGGAAGTCAATTCGATTGGTCTCCAGATCAGAATTATATCTTGTCATGGTATGAAGACCAAAATAATAATTTTTCTTCAAATGTAATTTTGTATGATGTATCACAAATAGATTCAAATAAGGAACCAAACCAAATAAAAAAAATTATATTTGATAATCCAGACCGCGTACAAAAAGTTAAATTTAGTCCAGATGGTAAAAAATTTGCTATTTTAATTGCTCCTAATATTGAAATGGATGACGGGTCTCCATCTAAAATATTAATATATTCATTAGATAAATTTTTGACTGATTCAACAAATACACCTGATAATATAATTATACCATCTGATTATCCAATAATGAGTCAAATGCTACCATCTTTTGATTGGGATTCAAATAGTAATGTAGTATATGTTGGAACTATAACACCAATACAAAACTTGATATTTGAAAGCCCAATATCTGGAAACATGGGAGTAGTTCTTGGTATTGATGTTACAAGTGGTGATTTAATTAAATTATTTTACTTAGACCCTAATGAAGAAACAATTATAGATTTATTATATTTTGGATACATGATTAAAGTTAGTCCTAGTGGTAATAAAATTGCAATTGGGACCGAATTTGATGCAGTTTTTATTTTTGAATTATCAAACCAATATGAAAACAATGTATTTTCGAATAAATTTGTTTTATCATATTATAACTTTGAATTTAGTCCAAATGGTTCAATATTTTCGATTGGGTATGAATATTTAGGGTCATATTTTGTAAATATTTATGATGATTTAAGTCAATTAGAACCAATATCCAGTGGATTAATTTCATCTCCTGAAATTCAAGAAAAATTTGGTTCATCTATATCTTGGTCCCCAGATGGAACAAAAATAGCAATTAATCTTTTGGTTGATTTTTATGGAGAAGGAGGTGGTGGTGTATTAGGTACAGTTTATATTTATGACACAACTAATTTTCAAGAAATTAAAACTATAACTTTATCAGATAATAGTGATTTTGCAAGGTTTATCAAATATAGTCCTGATAGTAAATATTTAGCAATAAATAAGTGGATTAATTTTAATTTTTATGAATAAAAAGAAAAATTATTTAAAAAATAAATATCTCTGATACTAATGTCAGAAGTATTTAAAACATTAGAAGAAGAGGTCCAAAATTTGGAATCAATTGAGAACTGGAATGAAAAAATTAATAAAATGAAAGAGATTAAAGAAAAAATATTACAAGAACAACAAAAATTATCTGAATTAGTATCTATGATTATAAAAAATGAGGTTAAAACAGATGTTGAAACTAAAAAAAAGAAATCTAAAAATGATAAGCAAGATATTGATAAATTAGTGGCAACATTCAAAGAAGCAACAACTTTAGAAGAAAAAATTAAATTATATCATTTAATTAATTGTCAAATTAATGAAGTAGAAAAGCAGTTATTTACTGACTGAATCGTTTTCAAAATGAAAAAAATTGAATATTATTTAATATAAAACAATAATATATTAAATAATGGATCAAACATTTATTGATATGGTTAATAAAGCTTACCAAAACCTTGAACAAGAATCTCGCGGAGACCTCTTGATTCTTCCTAATATTGTGACCAATATAGGTACTACAAGATTACATTGGAAAAATGTAAAGGAATATCTTAGAGTTGTGAGACGACATCCAGACCATTTTATGGAATTTCTGAAAGACCAACTACCAGGAAAAGAAGTAAATTGGTATTCTGGTTCCAAGTCTGATGGTCTAATTATTCATGGAAAATACCAAAAACAGGCAGAAGTTTCAGAACTTGCAATTAAGTATGTTAAAACTTTTGTTGTCTGTTCAAGTTGTGGTAGTACTCATACTACCCTGACAAAACAATCATCTAAATCTCATGAATTTGAATGCCAGTCATGTGGAATGAAGAAATTTATGAATTGATTATTCTTTTAGAATATAAATATTGTTCTCTAACATTATTTAATATAGGTGGAAGAACATTAGAACTTGCGAAACGTTTAATACTGAAGGAACCTCTTTCTCTTCTTAATGTATCTAAACCACTAGAATTACCTTCAATTGTATAGTTTGTAAAAACTAAATTATAACCATCATCTTGTTTTGATTTAATTTCCCAATAAGTTTCTTCATTTCCGATTCTAATTGCTCCAGCATTAATTTGTGGAACTTTCAATTGGTTCCTTCTTAATAAATCTGCAGCTTTATAAATTTTTTTTATATGTTCAGCAAGTTCAGATTCAACTGATGTGTTTGTCATATTTTCCATTTGTGAATTCAAATAATTAATATGAATAAACATGACAAATAGTATTATTACAGAAAAATAAATTAAATAATTTTTTTCGAAATTAATATCTTCTAATAATCCCATAAATATGTTAATATATATATTTATGAGAAATTTGTTTTGAAACTATTTTGAATTAAAGTTAAGTAACAGTATAAATAATTTGTGAGGCAGATGGTGAATCTTTTGGTCCGTTCTTAATATATAAATTTTTATTATTATCAGAACTAATAGACCACATATTTGGACCTTCGCCAATATTAACAGCGTCTACATTAATAGTTCCAGGAATAATTATATTTTCTTTATCAGTTAGTGATTTGCATAAAGCAGATAAATTTCTAATTGGATCAGTTTCAATATTACCAAGGTCTGTCATATTTTCAGTTGAACATGTGGTGTAGCTTTGTAAAGTTTTTTTATACAAATATAAAGCAAATATGAATAAACCAATTATTGATAAATAAATTAAATAATTTTTTTTAAAATCAATATCTTCTAATAATCCCATATATATATAAGTTATTAGAAAATATTACCAAATTAATTTAACCTCCTCTTAACTGGAGAACCATATGAAGAACGTTACCTGCCTGTATTTTATATTCTTCAATATTTTTATCATCAGCTAATGACCTACCTGCATAAATAATTCTTTGTTGTTCATATGGAATACCTTCTTTTTCTTGAATAGCTAACTTAATATCTTTGATTTTGTCTGTATGTTCTACATCGACGGTAATTGAAGTTCCTGTAATTGATTTAACAACTAATTGCATTAATTAAATATATCATAAAATAAATTAAAGTAAATTCAATTTTTAATTGATTTTTTCATTTGCTTGTATTTGCTCATACAATCTTTACAAATTGTATTATAACTATAAGTTCCTCTCTTATGGAATAAATCTACAGATTTTACTTGATTACAACCATTAGAACCAGTACATAATTTAGTTTCCATTTTTTCAAATTCGGCTATTTTTCTAGCTAGAATAGTTGCCGAACGTTTTATAAAACTTTCTTTCTTTTTCTGTTTACCTTCATCTGTCTGTAAATATTGTTTCATTTTATCAGATATTTTCTTTTTGGTTTCTTCAGATACTTCAAGTCCACATGTATGACACCAGCTGTTGGCTAATATTTTAGCGGGATTAGTTATCCATCTGTGTTTTAAATGGCATTCAATTTCAATAGGGTCAAATCTATTAACAATAAGCGATTTTTTAGTCAAAAGTGAACCATTATTTTCATTTATTTTATTTTCTAATTTTTCAACCAATTCATTTTTAATTATAATTTCTTTATCCAAATTAACTAACTTATAATTTCGTTTATTAAATTCATCCAATAAAAACTTTTTAATATCATTAACATCATATGGAACAACAATTAAATCCACCTTATTTTCATGACATAATTTAAGCTTTAGTTTGTCATCATTCTTACGTTTCTCAAAGTCTTCTTCTGATTTATGAAAAAAAGGAATATATTCATAATGCTGGATTCCATTATATTCAATGGCTAATTTAAGCTCATCATTATACATATCTAATTCCATTTCATTTTTATTTTCATTCAATAACCAGTTAGGACGAACTTTAATAAAGTCTCTATCTAACCAAGTTTTAGCAATTTCTTTAGTATACCGTTCGTTCTTTCTGGCCGAACATAATGGACACCATCTTTCTTTTTTAATATTGTTAAGACATATATTAAATTGATGTCCATCTGCACATTGTACAGTAAGATTATGATGGGAATTTACATAATCTTTTTCTAATGAATTCATTTTACCATCATTTTTAAGTACATATTGAACAAAATTATCATAGAAAATTTTTGCTCTGGGATTTGAAGACATTATATTTATTAGTTAATTATTAATAATTATTTAATAAATAAATTTTCAATTTTTAAAAGAATAAGATTATAACTTAATTGCCACCACGGAGTCGAAGGACCAGATGGAGAGTTGCTTCCTGTTGAACATTATAATCGGAGAGCGTACGTCCGTCTTCCAGTTGCTTACCTGCAAAGATAAGTCGCTGTTGGTCAGGAGGAATACCTTCCTTATCTTGAATCTTTGCCTTAACATTCTCAATAGTATCAGAGGACTCAACGTCAAGAGTAATAGTCTTACCTGTTAGAGTCTTGACAAAAATTTGCATACCACCACCGCGGAGTCGAAGGACTAGATGGAGAGTTGCTTCCTGTTGAACATTATAATCTGCTAACGTACGTCCGTCTTCCAGTTGCTTACCTGCAAAGATAAGTCGTTGTTGGTCAGGAGGGATGCCTTCCTTATCTTGAATCTTGGCCTTAACATTTTCAATAGTGTCAGAGGGTTCAACATCAAGGGTAACGGTTTTTCCAGTAAGAGTCTTAACAAAAATTTGCATTACTATATAATGGATATGATTTCAGACAAAAGAATATTCAATTTTTTTTATATGGGTTTATTAGGGGTCTTATACAATATAACCATTATTATAACACATATTATCAAAATTTATGAATAAACTTAAAGTTTTAATATGTAAATTAATTAATGGAAATATTAAACAGTTCTTACTATCAAATAAACCGGATTTATACTCCAGACATGAGATTATATCATGTGGTCAATTTATTAACACTAAATGAATGTGACCAATTAATTGAATATATCAATCAAGACCATCGATATAAATTAACCAATGAGTCAGGGAAAACTACCATTTTTTTCCCGGATTTTGGGTATATTTTAAAAAATATAAATTTGACCTTACACCAAATACTCGATATTCCTGAAACAAAGGGTGAAGTTATTCAAGCCCAGGTATATGGACCTAACCAACATATTGACCCTCATTATGATTTTTTTGATGATTCTTATCTACCTGATCAACTAGCCTTATCAAAGTCTGGTCAAAGAACTTGGACCTTTATAATTTATCTTAATGATGTGGAATCTGGAGGTCAAACCCATTTTATTCACCCCAATATAAAAATACAACCTAAAGCAGGTACTGGGATATTTTGGGAAAATTTATCAGAAGGTAAACCAAACTATCAGACTTTACATGCGGGACTACCAATTGATACTGGTAAAAAATATATCTTAACCAAATGGTTCAGAGAAAAAGAAATTAAATATATCTAAATTAAATAATTTGGATATATTTGAAATAATTTATTCATCAATAAAATTAATTGTATTATTAGATGGCATTATACTAGATGTATCACTAAAATTCATTTTGTTTTGATTAAATGGTACTAATGATTTAACATCAATATCTTTAGATTCAAGATACTTGGCTTTATATTTGTAATATTTTTTAGTAGCTATATGTAATTTCATTTCTAATGCCAATACATCAGGTGATTTTTCTTGTTTAGGTTCTTCAAATGTTATTGCTTCTTTATTCCATGTTAAATGTTTGGCTAAAATTCCCAAATTAATGTTAGATTTAAGATTTGGAAAGCATTCCCGTATTTTTAAATTAATTCTATTTGTATCCAATACTAACTTATTATTTAAATTACAAAAGTTTATAAAACTAATATAGGTTTCATCTTTAGTATTTTGTTCATTGATATTAAATAATAAGTAAATAAGTTTACCAATTAAATTAAAATCTTCAGAGGACAGGCTTATAGGTACATAATAAATTTGGATAATTTTGTCAGAAATAAATCTTGTCCATTTGATAAAATCTTTTTCTTTTCTTAAATATTTAAACATTTCAAAAGGATTTTCAATAATTTTTTTAATACGATGGTCAAAGTTTTCAGGCATGATATTTCTATTAATTTTATCCTGATAATGAACTATTTCGCTATTTTTATAGAAAAAGTTCAAATAATTTAATTTTTTTGGTATATTTGACCAATTAAGCTTGGAACCAATATCTATCAATAATATATTGGTTGTTACTATATTTTTGAACTTGTCAAATAATGTTGGTTTCATCAAACTTTTAAATAAATTAATTGATAATCTTGTACTATCAGTAAAAAACAACTTGATAATATTTCTATGTAAGTAATCTGAGTAGTATTTTTGATTGTAGGTTATTGATTCAAATTCATTATTAATCATCTGGCTTAAACTTTTCAACAGATTAATATAAAGATTTTTTAGTTTTACTGGAATTAAATCATTGATATTTGGATGTAATAACTCACTCGAATTATTGGAAATTTTGGAATTTATTAATAGGGTTTTATAATTGTATAAACTAAAATATAAAATATAATCAAATGTAACATCTAAATCATGCCTATTAGATTTTAAAGGATATGAATAATTACCAAATAATATATTTAATATTTCAAAAATTTTTGGATCATTATTGGATGAGTATTTTTTAGTTATAAATTCAAAGAAACCATCCGAGAATGAACCAGATTTTAATATATTCATATCTTCAAACCATGATGCCAATTCAGGAAAAACCAATGCTAGAGATAATAAATTACTCGAATAGTTTTCATTATAATAGTAATCCAAAACTTTTTTAGTATGGACATCATCTATATTTAACATATTTTTAAGAATCTCATTAGTAAAATTAATATTATTGAATGTGTTAAATATAACATATGATTTTTTTATGGATGTGTTAGGATGATAATAATACCATTTATAGTTTTCAAAGATAATATTTTTATTCTGGTCAATTTCAATTATATTTTTATTAACTTTGTTCACTAAAATTTTAATAATTTTATTAATGGGTTGAGTACTGGAAATAAATTCTGTAGCAGTCATATTTTCTTCTTTTTTATTAATTACCAAATAATAATTTGTTTGTGGTTTAATATCTGTTAATTTTAAAGATGAATCAAAGTTAAAAGCATAATATTCATTAAAAGACATTTTATATTCATTTTGTGATTCAGTTAAATTATATTTTAGATTTTTAATTTGATTAGCAAGTTGTAATATTTTTTTTGGAATATTTATTTTATCGGGTGGATTTTTATTAAGTTCTTTGATTAATTTATTGCAAATATTTGGATATTTAATTAATACATATAAACATGCTAATTTAGTAATATTCAAATTAAAATATAAATTGGTAACTGTTGCATTTAAATTATCAAAACTAATATTTTCATTATTAACATTATTAGAATAATAATCATTCATGATTTTAATCAAAGTATTAGGTTTATCATTAACAAACTGTTCAAATGATTTAAACTTTAAATTAAAATTTTTATCTATAAATTCAGATAAACTACCAAAAAAATCAATTTCATTTGAAATATTATATGATGATAATATCATATATGGATTAATAATTATATTTTGATATATAGGTAATTCTAGTGGAATAGTAATTGGAATATATTTAATACCATTAAATTTATTATAAACAGGAATTTTAATTATAGTATCTTTACATTCAATCGAATTAATAGTTATTTTGTTATGATTTAAATTAATGGAAAACTTATTTAATACAAGTTTGTTTTCCAACAAAATGTATAATTTATGTATCATTTATTATTATATTTAAAACCAAGTATTTTCTTAAATCAAATTTTGGTTTTTTGAATAAATTATTCACTTGTAAATTTTTACATATAAATAAAATATCTTGAAATATTATTGATTGTTTGCTACAAAACCATAAATTAGTTTCTTATATTTGTCCCAATTATTCCTCCACATAACTGATGCATCAACATTAGCGGGGGATTCAAAATTTGGATTTGGTAACATTGATAAAATACTCATTAATACAGAGTTTACACTATGTGAAGGATTCCATCTTTCAGAAATATCTTCATAGCCCCATTCATCTTTACCTTCATGAAGAATACTAATACAAACTTTACCATCTGGATAAATATTAGGATGTGGAAATGATGAAACAAATTTAAATTCAGGTGCTTTATTTGGGTAATTTTGTGAAAATTTAAATTGGCATTTAAATATTCCTCCTTCAAAAGGAGAATCAGGTGGTCCAATTAAAAGTACATTCCAAACAAAAAAGTTTTTAGGGTCAGGTTCCACACTATAAAAATAGTTTGGTTCAGTAATAAGTTGTTTATATTCTGATTGTAGTCTTTTCAAAGCCATTAATCCTAATGGGTCTTTATTAAACTAAATTAATATCAAATTTTTTGAAGTTGTTAGTTTCATTCTATTAAAGGAAGCTGTAGCTCCCTTTAAGGAACTACTTATCTACAATGCCGCGTAAAGGCCACTTCTTCAGATATGTTCGAATTTATTAAATTCGAATTATATCTATAATTGTAGAACTGTGGTTTTTTAAGAGTTCAGCTCACTCTATCCTTGGACGGGTTACCACCCGCATGCTACGACCTAGTCGTTGGAATATAGCACCCTCGTTTGAGGTTGGCAAGATTTGATGCATTTTTAGTTGGACACATCGAAAAACAACTCCTATTTTACCCTTAATCATAAGGGAACGGTAGAAACCGTAAACAGTTTAACGACTTGTTCAGGTCCCGGAGTGAGGTCAACCACCTCACTTACCCTTGCTCCAAGTCTTTGCCTGAGATTGAGCCTTTGAACACTGAGTCCGAGTAGAAGCTCGTGACATATTTGCTTCTTGGACCCGAACATGCTTGGATGTGTAAGGACTCTGTTTCTTGGAAGAACCACCACCAGAAGTACGCTGAGGAGTGAAGTCATCGTACTCATCGTACTCATCGTAATCATCGAACTCCTCAGACTCGTCATCGATTTCTTCGACAATTTGTTCAGCGTCAGGTGCAACCTTGGCAAATTCCAATTCCAAGGTAACTGGTTGGAAGAGCAGACTACCTTGAATGCTCTCCTTGGGCCAGACAGTTGATGGAGCAGAAGGTGTTGTTGGAGATAGAACAGGAATAGAGTGGTCACTCAAATCCAACAGAATATCGAAACTAGGCTTCTTCTTTGGAGCCTTAGGTGTTTCGACCTTTTGAGGGCTTGGTGTAGAAGGTGCTTCCTGATGAACCTGCTCTTCCTGGTGGACCTCTTCCTGGTGAGCTTCCTCCTGGTGGACCTCCTCATGGTGGACCTCCTCCTGATGAGCTTCCTCCTGAGGAGCTTCCTCCTGATGGATTTCCTCATGGTGGGCCTCCTCCTGATGAGCCTCCGTGTGTTGATGCTTGGGTGCAGACCTGACCTTAATCAGGAAACGCACACGACCCCAGAAGTGGTCGAAGGAGCACTTGTCACGGCGGCAGCGGACACCATCCCATGGTCGGTCAAAGGCACAGACCGTTGAGGGAATAGGTTGGTCGTTGGTGATGAAGCCCGCTTGGGTGCGGTGGTTGAAACCGCAGCCTCCATTCTTTCCTCTGCATTCCTCGCCAAACTTGCAGGAATACTCGAAGAACCACTTGGCGTGGTCCTCCTTGAGGTGCTGGTTGAGGGCATCCTTAGAGGAGAAGAACCGCGACTTGCCGCCATTCTCGGGGTACTCACACTCAAAGCAGTGATAGTGAACCCGACGAGAATAGATTTGGCAAGTGTCGCAGATGAAGGCGGGAATGCCCGGCTTGTTGCCAATGCCGAGCTTGTTAGCAAGGGCCTTATGGGAAACACGAATGTGATTTCCAATTTGGACCGGATCCCTCATTACCCTGTTGCCACATGTGTGACAAGGGCAACGGAAGGAGTTGATGCCAACGGTAATGGTATTATTCGCAGTTGAGATACGAGACGCCATTAATGATCTTAAATTAATGAGACCATCAAGTAATAATTTTTTCAATTTTTTAATAATATCAATGTATTATTAAAAAAATTTTTATCTATTTATTGCCATATTTTGGCTCTTTTGTTTGGTTCTATATATAATGCATCTGTTTTATTAATATTGAATAAATCATAAAATTCATCTATATTTTTAACAGCCCCATTAACTCTAAATATAGGCGGTGAATGGGGATCAACAGTTAATCTATATAATGTATCTTCTTTTCTACTTTTTGATTTCCAGATATTAGCATAATTTATGAAAAACTGTTTTAACAATTTGGTGTCAACATAATTGAATTTATCTTTTAGATATTGTTTGAGTGCTCTAAAACTAAGTGCTAATCCACCAATATCAGCAATATTCTCACCCAAAGTTAATTCACCGTTAACATTATTATTTTCAATAACATATTTTGAATATTGAGTTTTAACAATTTCTGTTTTTTCATTGTATTTTGTTCTATCTAAATCGGTCCACCAATTTTTGAGATTCCCATCTGAATCAAACTTGGAACCTTGATCATCAAATCCATGAGTGATTTCATGACCTATAACCATTCCAAAACCTCCAAAATTACTGGCAATATC